CCAAGCTCCCGCTTGAGCCCACCAATTATCTGGGTGTGCGGGATCAAATTTGGCGACAGCGTCTTTGAGATCAATTCCAAATATTTTTTCAATTTGTTCAACAAATCTATTAAAAGTACGTCCCAACTCATCTTTAAATACTGCCCAAAATCCCTTTTCTTTTATTTCATCAAATCTTTTTATAAGACCAAATATAGCTGGCATAAGAGCAGTAAGTGCTCCAACTAACATTAGTTGTGGATTACCAGTCATGGCACCGACCGCAAGAGCGCCAACGCCAGCGACTGGTCCACCAAGCGCAGCTAATCCAACTGAAGCAATACCTAAGCCAGCTGCGTTTTTACCAAACTCAAGTAATCCTTTGGCTCCATCAACTACAGATTTATTAAATCCCATGATAGAATTTTTGATACCTTTAAATGCGCTACTGATTCCGTTGAATACACTTTTAATACCTTTTCCAAACCAGGCTAGAGTTTTGCTTAGTACCATAAAACTTTTAGTTAATAGTGGTAATCTTTTACTAAAGCCGCGCAATCCTTTATCTAGTGTGATGAGACCTTTACTCAATGAGGCCAATCCCATCATTTTAACGTAATCTATTCTTTTACCGATGAATCCACGATTTTCTTGATTTTGTTTTAATTCATTTCTTCTTTTACCAAGATCTAATATTGCACCGCGTAAACCAGTAACTTTTCTTAATACTGTTTCTTCTGATGACTTATCACTTGACTTGTCACTAGATACTGTTTCTTCTGATGATTTATCACTTGACTTGTCACTAGCACTAGCGCCGCCGCCTTTGCCAGTTTTTTCAGCAATAGTTTTAAGGTGCGCATTGGCTTCTTCAAGCTTTTTTATGATTGCTTTGTTAGAGTTAGTTCCAGAATTGCGATTTAAATCGCCTTCTTGTACTAATCTATCGATTACGTCTTGTAAGTTTGCCATTTACTATAACACCTATTTACGTTTTAGTTTTCTCTGTTCAGCTTCGTGTCTCTCTTTTTCTTCTTTAAGAAAATCGAGCAATAGTGAGATATAGATCTCCCTCTCCCACGGTACCATATTTTCTAGTTCTGTTAAACTATATTTATGGTGTTGAACTAAAGCAAAATTGGTTTTATAATAATTAATTAAGTTATCATGCGAGAGGGCTATGCGAAAAAACTCTGTAACCCTTTTATAACTTGCTTATTATGTTTCTTACATGAAACGCACTTGAACTCAACAGTTTTGCTTAGTTCGGGCATTGACTCTAAAAATTCAGATATTTTTTTAAATTGTGCTGAATTCATAGATTCTATAAATTCGTCTAATTCTTTTTCAGTACAATCAGAAGCTAAAATCCTTTCCTCTTGAGTAACAATCGCAAATATTGAACTGGTTATCATTTTAAAAATGTTTTCAGTTGTATCTGCTGCATTTTCATCATCAATATTTAATTTACTAAGTTGTTTGTATGATGGAGATTTCATTTCAATCGAAACGCCATCAGAAATTTCAATAACCTTATTTGCATTTTCTAAGTTAGTCATTTCGACTTCTTCAAGATTAATCGCAATTGGCCCATTAGCTTGATTGCACTCTTCATTATTACACTTAAAATTTAAATTAACAATTTCTCCAACAGACTTTGCTCTTAATTTTAAGAACATATAATCTAAATCAAAAGTAGCTAATTCTTTAAGATTAAGCGGTTCATCAATACATGCACTTAATGTGTTTAATACTGCATTAATGTGATCAAGTGGACCACCTGTTTCTAGTGCTTGCATTAATACTTTTTCTTCTTTTACGAGATACGGTCTAAAATGTACAGTTTCTCCCGTTGAAGGTAAAGTTAATTCATATTTTATCGACTCATTCAGTTTTGGCAATGCCATAATAATCTCCTATGATTTAATAATAATTTATACAAAGTATCCAGATCGATCTTGTATTGATGTGAAAGGCGATGTCCAGTCTCTATATGTAAAAGTTACTGTAAGCTGTATGAATTCAGCTAATCCAGTTGCGTTTCCAAGTTCGGTAGCTGAAATACTAATTGGATATGCATCAAGCAATCGAACTTGGTATGTTGGTATTTTATTTAATTCTTCTTGTGTTCTATCTGAAGCTTCTATAGCTCCAACATCATTTGGCGCAGCTTCAGTTCCATAATATCTGTATATTGCATTTCTAGCAGATTGAGAAAACTCCGAATTTTCCCTTTGAGCTGGTGGAGCACTTGATGCTCTTATTGCTGCAGGAGTTGGTCCTTTTTTATATTGAATTATATTAATATCTCTAACATACTCTTCAAAATATGACAATTCATACCCATTAATAATTGACTCTTGCCATTGTTCAAAATATTTTTTTATTTTTGCATCATTGAGAACTATAAATGACATAGAAACATCTTCAACATTAAACCCATTTACTATATTTCTTCTTACCATCCCAATTCTACGTTCAGATGTAGCAAGCGTTCTACCAGGGAGATTTGCAGTATTACAGAGAATAGAGATTGTTGACATATCCAAACCAAACATACTAGGTAAAAATACATCATAATAGTATTGGTTAGCAAGACCACTACCTTGTGAAACGGTAGCTTTCAACGTTTCTATACTAGCCATTAATTATTCTCCTAGAATCTTGCCACACTTTTGTTTGTGATGCTTTTCTGAATGATTGAGTGGGTAAAAACGTAGCAATTTCCCAGTCAATTGGCTGTACTTTAGCCAACTTACCTTTAACATGTGAAAACAAATATTGTTTAACACACGGTGAAAAATATCTTCGCACTTTTGCATTTCTTCTTAAAAATTGATACCTTGTTCTAAATCTTGTTGTTTCATCAAATGCATCATTATTCGTAATCTCCATCAATCCATCAAGAAATTTAGCTCTCAATAAAACTGGAAGATAGTGTAAGTTCATTCCAAGAAATCCATTTGGCGTAGAATCAATTATAACTACCAATGGAAATCTATCATAATATGGTAATGTGTCTTTATATTTTGGATCGTAAAAGAACATATACATTTGACCAATTACATCCATAGTATCTTTTATTCGGCTATATCTTTCTACTCTGTCATCTCGTATTAATGCTTGACGATTTACAACTCCCATGTTTCTTAAACTTTTTGCAAACCAATCGCGAGACTCTTTACTTCTTAAAGTAATGCCTTTACGAAATGCTTCTTTTTCTACTTTTTGAAATAAACTAGCCATTACGTTTATTTATACGCTTTTTTCGAAATGGTTCCATTGGTTTGAGTTTACCGAGAGGTTTTAATTTAGGTAATAATCCCATTTTCTGTAATGTTCTTTCTGTCCAAATTTCAAAATGCCAACCACGATCAAGCGCATACTCTTGAGCCGCTTTCCATTTACATTGATTCTTTACATAAGTTAAAGCTTCATTTATATACCTTTTTGAACGATTTGGATTCTTTGGTACGATAGTTTCTTTGTGAGGCTTAATTTCTACAATGTATGTCTTACCTTCCTTTGTAGTGAATTTTAAATCAACAAAATATCTATGATATTTTTTATCAACCTCATATAGATAAGGTATAATAGTTTCTTCTGAAGACCAAGATGTTATATCATCACTTAGATCACACCATTTAAAACATAATTTTTCCCAATTTGATCGAAAAATTACATTCATAAAGTCGCCTTTATATTTGCCCGTATTTTTTACTTTGTATCTTCCAGAATAAGCCATGCTTTTGATTATAAATAATAGTATTAAGTTTATTTATTGGATTAAAATATATGGCAACTAACAACGATGGATTTGCAGGCGCATGTATGGTGGCAGAGAGTTTTCCAACATTAAAATACTCATATCCTTTAGATAATAGAGAATATCAAGGTAGGCTATTATTCACAACTATAAGACCAATACCAGTTACTCTTGAATCTCTTGGAGATGCAATTCAACCTTTACTTAATACGATTAAAACCACGGTTGGTGATGCAGTGACTGAGGAATCACTATTAGAAAGATTAGCAGCAAATAATTTTGATATTGGCAAAACTTTACAAGAGGCTGGCGTTGCACAAGATGAAATTGATTTTACAGAATTACAAAATCAAGCCAGAGATGAAAATGATGGAAATATTCAGTTAGAACAAGTTTCATTATATCTTCCTCAATCAATTTTAATTCCTGATCAAGCTTCGTATAATCCTGCTGAACTTGGAGCAATGGGTGCTGGCGCAGAAGTAGCGTTACAAAGTGGTAACGCTAATAATTTATTGAGTGCAGCGGCCGCTGGCATAAGTGGTGGAGTGTCTTCTATTATTGATGCAGTAAAAGGTGGTGGAGGTGGCGCTTCAACTGGTGGGATGATTGGTATGGCTATGGCGAGTGGTATGCTTGGCCAGGGCCTTGGTGGAGCGGTGCGAGGCGCAACTAGAATTACTCCTAATCCAAATAGTAGAATGTTGTTTCAGAATGTTGGAATAAGAGAGTTTACATTTGACTTCGAATTTAAACCTATAAGTCAAAGAGAAGCAATAGAAGTTCGAGAAATAGTAAAATGGTTTAGATTTAATCTATATCCAGAAATAATTAATTTAGACATTGGAGATGCTGGTCAACTTCCTCTTGCTTATAGATTTCCAAATTTATTTAGAATTGCCGCGTTATATAAAAGTAACCCAATAGAAGGATTAGATTTCAAAGATTCATATTTAAGAAACGTTCAAACTACTTGGAATGCCTCTTCAATGACAATGTTACGTGATGGTAGTTTTCCAGAAGTAAAACTTACATTATCATTTACAGAGACGAAACCTCTTAGCAAAGCAGATTTTGGAGATATGTTAGGCCGAGAAAATCAAAAATATGAGTATGGAGCCGCTTTACAAAATCAGCCTCCGGTCTTACCAGTTACTCAGCCAGAAACTGAGGTAGAACCACAACCACAGGAAGTATCCCTGGGATCCCTGGTAGGCCTATCAGGAGAGGGACAGTTGACAAGTGGGACGGGCGGCCGAACTGGCCAAGGCCAGGGTTCAAATAGCCTGCGCTTCGGCAATCGGAGCTAGATCCAAGGGGTGGAAATGCATAACAAATACGAGCAATTACAATGAGTAAATATTTTAAATCTTTTCCAAGCGTATCTTATAGATTTGGTGATAACGAATCACCAGTTTCTTTTAAGAATTTAAGTGTTTTTGTTGATATTTTAGATAATATAAAAGATCGTGTGAGCGTATTTCAAACTTATGACATTTTAGATGGAGAAAGACCCGATACAGTTTCATATAAACTATATGGAACTACACAATATCATTGGACATTCCTTTTAATGAATGATCATCTAAGAACAGGCGGATGGCCGCTTGATAATGAACAAATTTATAATAAAATTTATGAATCTTATCCTTATTACGCAGTACAAGCTACAAATAGAGGAAATGAAAACGAGAAATTAAACGATGCACTAAACGACAATAACATTGGTTCAACATTTACAGTTGGAACTGTTGTTAGAGGCAGTGAATCGGGTGTAACTGGAACTATAAAATCAAGAAATATCGACATTGGTCAGTTTATAATTGATACAAATACTGCTGACGGATTTAAATCTGATGTGACAAATATTAATTATGATGTAACTGACCCAGAAACAAATATTCCAAACATACAATATACTTCGCTTGATGGCAATACACAATATGTAAGAATTCTTTCTCAGACTAAAGAATATAATGGAGTACACCACTACGAAGACTCCGATGGAAATTGGGTTGATATTGACTCATATGATTTAATTGATTCAGATGGTACTGGTTCAGTTTGGTTTAAGTACAGATATCAGCCAAAAGTTACATTTTTAGAAAATTTAATTTCAAGAAATGATGAATTAAAAAAAATAGTTGTGATTAAACCACAATCCATCGAAACAATAGTTTCTGAGCTTAAACGTGCAATTTCTGGATAGCTATGAGTGAAACTGTTTTTAGAATATTACAGGCAACTTTGTCATCACCAAAATTTTTAAATAAAGATGACACATTAGACCTGACAAATAGAATAGTAGAACTTCAATTATATGAAGATATTTACAAACCGTTTGTGTCAGGAAAAATTGCTATACTCGACGATCTTGATTTAATAAATGCTCTTAAATTTCGTGGTACTGAAAAAATTACAATTGTACTTGGGCGAGATGAAGACGATGAAAGAGCTTTTAGTAAAACTTTCTATATGTACCAATTGGAAAGTATTAATAAAGAAAACGAAAGAAGACAGCTTTTAACAATTTCTTTAATTGAACCACATTTTTATCATAGTTCTCTTAAAAAAATAAGCAAATCCTATACTGGAACTATTGAGCAAACTGTTCAAAAAATATGTTCTGATGAATTAGCAAAAGAATGTGACTTTATAGCTAATCGCACTTATCAGGGTAGCATAAAAGTTTTGATACCCTACTTAAATCCATTGGAAGCGTGTAATTGGCTAATTGATAGAGCTTCAACAGAAACTGGCTCTCCATATTTTCTATATGGTTCTTGTTTTAGTGATCGTCTTTTTATAAAAGATTTAGAGTCAATGATTCTACCTCCAGCAGTAAATGCTAAAACTTTACCATACCAAGCAAACCAAGTAATGAGAAATGAATCTGGGTCTCCACTAGACGTTGATAATTTAGCATTTCAAATTAAAGAGTTTAACTTTAAAAACATTCATAATAATTTAAACATGATAAGAAATGGAGCAATTGGTTCTAAAATTAGCAACACCGATTTATCATCTGGAACAATTCAATCTACAAAATTTACTATTGCTTCTCTCTTAAATAAGTATAAAGAAAAAGGTATTATAAAAAATTATCAAAATGTCTATGAAGAATTTAATAGAATAGATATTGGAGAAAAATCAAATTTAGATTATCTTTTTGATTCTCAAAATTTTCATACAATCAATTCACAGGGTGTGTATGAGAATCAAAAAGGTTATTACGATGATGTTGATGATCTAGGTTTAATCAAGAGAGTTCAATCACAGGCGTTAAGACACGCCATTGAAAAAAATACAATTGATATTTTTGTGCCTGGAGCATTTTTATTTGTGAATCAAGTCTCAGTTGGCCAAAAAATTAAAACTCGGTTTTTGAAAACTTTAGTTTATAATGAAGATCCAAACCAATTTGATGATGATAGATCTGGAGATTATTTAATACTTCAAGCTAAACATGTTTTTAATAATAACGAAATGAAATCTGGTTTAACTGTTGGTAAATTAGAAAATAATACAGAAAGAGTAGATAATAATGCGTAAGGATGATTTAAGATCTCTATCACATATCTACTATGGAGATAAAGTTAGATGGTTTATAGGAACTGTTATAGACCATACTCCACCTGCTGGATATGAAGGTCGAGTAAAAGTTAGAATTCATGGTGTTCATTCTCCAAAAACTTCAGATATACCAGAACGAGATTTACCTTGGGCTCAAATTATAGTACCTGGAACAGAAGGTGGTATTTCTGGCATTGGTAGAAATCCACAAATTTTATCTGGAGCTTTAGTATTTGGAATTTTTGCTGATGGAAAATCATCTCAAATACCAATTATTATTGGTTCATTACCAAGAATAGAATTACCAACAATTACACAATTAGGTAAGAGCGTCAATTTAAGCTCTAATGAAAATGCGTACGATTATGGTGTTTCAGCTCTTATAGCTAAACAGCTTCCAAGTGACATTTCAGCTGGCCAGGGTTCAGCCGGCCGGCGCAGCAGCTTTCGAAAACAAACTATTAATTTAAGATTAAGTGAAGCGCTTAAACATTTCATAGATGCTGGTTATACATTAGAACAAGCTTCAGCTATTGTTAGTGGATTATACATCGTTAGTGGCATGGAACCAACTATAACTGCTCCACAAGGAGACCTAAGGGGTCTGGCTAACTGGAAAAATACACGACTAAATAACTTTGTAGTTTTTACAGAAAAATATGAAACGTTGAATAATCCAACTTCGGTTTTAATACAAAACTTCTATGTTCAATTGGAGTTTATTCTTTATGAACTTAGAACATTTAAAACGGTTGCAAATGGAAAAATATTAAGATCTCGTCGATTAGAGCAGGCTGTAGATATAATAAGTGAATATTATTTTGATGATGCTGTTGACGCAAACTCAGTAAGACAAAAAGCGCTTGATATTCGAGATCAAATACTTAGAGGATAGTTATGTCAAAATTTAGTACTAATACAATTTTAAATGAAGTAAAAAATGTAGTTGGTACTGGAGAAAGCTTCATTCAATTCAACGATGCACAATATATTGCTTTGGATGCTACAAATGCTGCAGCAGAATCTATACTTGGAGTAAGCGTTGGTCAAATTGAAGGAGGAGTAAGAGCTCTAAGTACAGCAAAAGATTTAATTTCAGGAGTAACTAAAGAAGATGTTATAAGTAACATTACATCAAATTTAAGTGGAGTTCAAAGTTTAATTCCAGGTATAAGTTCTCTTACATCATCGTTTGGAACTGCAACTCAAACTGTTGCTTCAACTGATAGTGATGGATTTGGAAATACAGTAATTAATTACACAACAACTGTAGCTCCTCAAAATTCTTCGGTATCTTCTATATTAAGCGCGTTAACTGGATTAAGTGGAAGTTCGTTTGGTACTGGATCTTTAGTTAGTAATGCTATGGATGGTTTAAGCGCAAATGTAGTTGGATTGGCTAGTCCTCTTGGTGTTTTTAACACAGCAAAATCTTTAGTTGGTTCTGTTGGAGGATTATCAAGTCTAACTGCAAGTGTTCCAGGACTTCCATCATTGTCTTCAATACAAACCACATTAACGAGTGCTGGTGTTCCAGCATCAAGTATATCTACGATTACTAGTCAATTTACAAATTTAGAAGGAGTTTCATTAGCTGGTGGAGCAAGAGATGCTCTACGAACAATTGTTGAAAATGTTAGTGGTGTTTCAGCTGAAGCTTCAGCTACTGTAGCATCAGCGATTGAAAATATATCAACTTATCAAAGCACTGTAACTGACCAAGCAAATAGAATAGAGTCATCAATTCAAGAAAATTTACAAGGAACTGATGCAACTGGTGGTACTTTTGGTCAAACACTTCAAAGATTAGCTGGAACATCAGAAGTTCCAGCATTGCGTGATTTATTACCCGATCCACAAATACCATCATTTAATATTCCATATAGAATAGGACAACCAGATTCTAAGTTTACATATATCAATTCGGTTGAAGAATTAAAGGCTGAAGCGATTGCAGTAGTA